GCAAAAAGGTGGGCTGCACCTGCGCGAAAACCCGGTAAAAGCCCTGGAATACTGGGAGGTGTCCAAGAGAATAAGCGATTTGGTGTTCGGGGATGATTATGTGATCGATTTTTTGCACTTCCAGGCAAGAAGATTGGGTAGGATGATAAACAAGGATAATTTGCTGGACGGGGTTCAAGAATAAAATTTTAGTCAAATAAAGGGAGGATACGCATGGCAAACATCAATATCAAATATCTGGATCCAAACATGCCCAAGTTGGAGCCTACCAGCAAAGGGGACTGGGTGGATGTCAGGGCAGTGCATTTGCACGTCAATGGTAATTTGTGTTGCTGGGACATGGAAAACGGCCAGGAGTTTATCGATTACGAAGCTATGGACATACTCAAGGTTGGTCTGGGGTTTGCCTCGCATTTTGGCGGATTTTACGAAGCGCATATACGCCCCCGCAGCAGTTTATTTGCCAATCACAGCCTGCTTATGACCAATGGGCTGGGCGTAATTGACCATGCCTATTGCGGGAATGATGACGAATGGTTCGCTGAATTTCTATCTATGTTCCCAGGTAGGCTGTATAAATATGAAAGGATCTGTCAGTTCCGCCTTATTCCCAGCATGGGATCTGTAAAGATTAGGGAAGTAGAGTCTTTGTACAATCCAAACCGCGGTGGGCATGGATCCACAGGGCGAAGGTAAGGGGCAGCTGCAATGAGCGTGGATCTGAATCAGATGGTAAAGTGTAAATGCGAGAATTGCGGGGAAGAGTTCGAGATCAAATTGAGCACATTTCACCAAAGGAAAAAAGCCGGATTCAATCCTGGGAGATTCTGCAAAAGTTGCTACGGAACGAATAAAAAAGGATTGCGATCCAGGATAAAGTCTAATGCGGAGACTGAGAGATATTCCAGCAAATGGGGCGACTTGTAGACATTAAAACAAAAAAAACACGGAGGCCGGGAATGAGAGACAGCCAGGTACATCACCCTAAACATTACAAGCACTTTGGCCTGGAGACCATAGACATTATTCGTTTGGTGTTAAACGCAAGGGAAAATAAGGAATTGTCAAATTTCCAGGCTTACTGCATGGGCAACGAGTTGAAATATCGCCTTCGGGCTGGATTAAAACCGGAAAATGCTTGCGACAGAGATATGCAGAAGGCCTTGAAGTACAGAGATTTTCGATTTGAAGAGGGTGATGTTGACGAAAGCAGTTTCGTCCAGAGCGAAGATCCATCCATCCTGGACGACGGCTTTGGCAACTGGTTTGACAGGTATTGCCCGGATTGCGGCGCGGAGATGGAAGTTGTGCGACCGGGCAAGGTACAGTGCACAGCGGGTTGCGAAAATATGCTTTTTGCTTAATTCATTACTCCCTGAGGAAAAATATTCATGGCATTAGATTATGACCGCATATTTAAAAATCGCCTGGAAGCTCACGAGTATTTGCAGCGCCGGGGCTATAAAGTTGGCAAATCCAAGTTTTACCAGGACTGCAAGGACGGTAAGTGCCAGTTGGAGTCCGATGGATCTATCACTTTGTCCAGCCTGGAAAGCTATATCAGGCGCGAGGGGCTGGTGCAGCCTGATCTGGATAAGCACGCGGAAGAGGCGGAGGAGTTAAACAGGACAAAGCTGTATAAGGAAATCGAGAAACTGGACTGGGAAAACAAGCGCCGGCAACTGGAATATGAAAAGGAGATGGGCAAATATATTCCCAGGTCTGATTTCGAGGCGGAACTGGCTTCCAGGGTGGCAGCGCACGAGGCCAGGTTGCGCAACTTGATCCGCGAAAAGGCTTTGGAGTGGATTTGGATTGTCAACGGAGATCCGAAGCGCGTGCAGGACCTGATTGACGCTGCCAATGAATCCTTAAACGATTTGTTTAACGATATGGCCAGAATGGACCAGTTCCAGGTCGTATTTGTGGGAGAAGAACAAAAGACTGAACAAGGGGAAGAATGATGAATCTGTCGCAAGCAGTGCGCAAACAATTGGTGGCCATCGATCTCCTGGAAGGGCTCATCGATGCTGTCAGAGCGGCAAACCCTGATCATGACCAGGTGTTTGGAATAACAAGCAGGATAGCGGATATCAAGCTGGGGATTAAAAAGCAAGTTGCTCCAACCAGGGAGGATGGATCTTTGGTTTTTGACAGCGAAAAAGAATACAGGAAATACGCCAGGCTGGTCCAGCAGGTCAAGGACAGCTTTGTTGATTTGTGGAGCGGGAACGAATTGGACGGGCGGGAATATATAAATGCTGTGCTGGCTTATGTCGAGGACCTATACCAAGATTTTCCGGAGGGCCAGCGCAAGCAGCAGTGGGGATCTTTGATTGACGAGTTGCTTTTGCTGTATCGATTGATAGATCCGGATCTGTCCGCGGATCCGCAGATGGAGTTTGGAGCGCAGGCTAGCAGCAAGCTTTTGGAATGGTGGGAATAAAAATAAAAAAAACTCCGGCGAGTCGGTATATATCAGGAGGCTAGCATGAACAATATGACTTTATACGTTGCGGGGCACTTAATAGCGGAAACAGAGCAAGGTTTAGTTTGGGACATTTTAGGAATTTTTGATTCAGAGGATATGGCAGTCCAAACTTGTTATGATGAAAATTGTTTTGTTGGTCCGCTGCGATTAAACGAGGCTTTGCCAACGGAAATAATTTCATGGGTCGGTGCTTATTATACATACTGGAAAAAATAAATATTCATTTGGAGGTAGCACAAAACAATGCCACAGGCGCAATTGCCAGTAGATAAGCAGCCGCAAACCATCGAGGTCAAATTGCCGGACTGGCTGCCGCAATCGGTACGGGATCGCATATTGGAGCAGGGCGGATTTGCGCATACTACCAGCTTCACCAAGGCGGAGCGCAAGGTTTTGCGCAAGCGCAAAAAAATACCGGTATCCGAATGGGCGGAGCGGTACAGGGTGGTAATTCAATCGTCCCTGCCTGGGCCCTGGAGGAACGCAACCACCCCCTATCTGGCTGGCCTAATGGATGCGGCAAACTTCCCCAGTGTGCAGGAAATTGGACTTTGCAAGGCTCCCCAAGTGGGAGGCTCTGAGGCTGCCCATAATTTTGTGGGGTATACAATAGACCGGGACCCCGGCCCGGTGCTGTATGTCTATCCGGACGAAGTAACTGCCAAAGAGAACAACAAGGACCGGGTGGAGCCCATGATCAAGAATTCTCCCAGGCTGCGGTCCTACATGACCGGGGTTGCGGACGATTCGTCCTCCCTGCGGATCAACCTGCAGCATATGCTTATCTTTATGGCCTGGGCCAGGTCCGCGAGTAGGTTGGGAAATAAGCCCATAAAAGTGGTTATTTTTGACGAGACCGACAAATACCCCACGGTTGCAAGCAAGCGGGAAGCCGGCCCTATCCCCCTGGGCAAGAAACGTACACAGACATACAAGTGGAGCCGCAAAATCTGGTATCTGTCCACGCCCACTGTTGAGCAGGCGCCTATATGGCTGTTCTTGAGCCAGGACGCGGAGGCTGTCTTCCACTACGAAGTTGTCTGTCCTTTGTGCGGCCACAGGCAAAAGATGGAACTGGGAGACAAAGAGACTCCGCACGGAATAAAGTGGCCCGAAGACGAGCGCGATTCGAGCAGGATAGAATCCCTGGATTTGGCCTGGTACAAATGTTTCGGGTCCAGGTGCCAGTCAGATCCGGAGGCGGTCTGGTCCGACTATCAACGCGACCGGGCTGTTCGGGCAGGCCGCTGGGTGGAGGCTAACACCGGCCTGGAGCTTTTCGATCATTTGAAGAAGCATAGACCCCAGAAAATAGGTTTCCATCTACCCGCCTGGATATCTCCCTTTGTCTCCCTGTCCGAAATAGCAGCTGCATTTTTGAGATCCAGGCACGACAAGACGGAACTGAAAGATTTTATGAACAACTATATGGCTCAACCCTGGACGGAATACGAGGTGCAACGTGACGAAGACCAGATTCTGGAACTGTGCGATCAGCGTCCGCGCGGGTTGGTCCCGCAAGAAGCGGACGTATTGCTCGCGGCGGTAGACACTCAGGACAATGGTTTTTGGTTCGAAATTCGAGCATTTGCTGCAGGTTTTCTACTGGAATCCTGGCAAGTGCGCGAAGGGTTCATAGCCGCTGATTGGTCTAAGGTGGACCCAGAAGAGCTGCAGGGAAGGTCTTGGCCTTATCATCCAGCCTTCGATGCTCTCAGGCGCATACTCTGGGAAGACTATTACCGGGATTCAAACGGGAATAATTATTCGGTGTTTTTTGCCGGAATTGACGCTATGGGTCATCTGACCAGCGATGTATATGATTTTTGTCGAGTTCATAGGGGCAAGATTACGCCTTTACAAGGTAAACCGAATCGCCAGAATACTTCGCACCGCTGGAGTAAAATGGACACTTATTCTGGCAGCAATAAACCTATTCCAGGTGGAGTTCAGCTCTTGCAGCTGGATGTAAATCACTACAAAGACAAACTTTCTGCTAAGCTTCAAGTAGCCGCAATGGACCCCGGAGCATGGCATTTGCATTCAGAAACATCCAGGGATTGGGCAAAGCAGCTTTGCGCCGAGTATTTGGATGAGCGTAGCCATCGTTGGGTCTGTCCACAAGGTAGAGCTAACCACGCTTGGGATTGTAGTGTTTACGTTTTAGCTTTGGCGCGAATTTTGGGTGTGCACCAAATGGCATCGACTACAGAGCAACAAACAAACCGAACAAGTCGCTCCCAGTCTACAAATCGCGGCAAGCAAAACCCTTACACCGGAGGACGCAATCCCTTCGTTGACTAGGAGGACAAATGCAAGGACAAAGCACAGCCATAGTTTCCGCCATAAAAGCAGCTGAAATCGGGATTGATTACGATCGCAAGAACGGTGCGTTTTGCCCGTTGTGCCAGGAAAGGATCAAGGTGACGGATACAAAGCCCTGGGTAGGCAATTCCCGGATCCGATATCATAAATGCCCGAATGATCGCTGTTTATTGCATCAGTTAGAACGTTCCATAAAGTCCATAGAGACATTCTAGCCACTTTTTTATTGTGACGTGTCATAATTTGCGACGTGTCACAATGCATTTCTTTTATTCCTGTTTTATCCT